CCACCAAGTATTTGATGTTGGTACTTCTCTGGTCTTCTTATCGCCATGGTTTCAACCTGCTTCACAAAAGACTCCGATAGATTGTCAAGGTTGTCTCGGTAATCTGTGTGTATATAAGTTATGTTGTCTTTAGTCCCATTAAATCCATCTGGGATACCTCTGTTTTGGAAGAACCTCTGGTATATCCAATGCTCCTTTGTAGTGGGGTTTAGGATTAATAGGACTCGGTTCTTGGCGTCCTTTGATCTAATGGAGTAGTCTATCTTATCAAAGCTCTCCTCATCCATAAGCTCTTCTGCTTCATCCAATACAAATGTATTGATACCACTAATCGACTTAAGTTTCGCTGTCTGGTCTCCAGAGGCTGTCTTTATACCAGAAAAGTATATAAAACTACCTGTGGCTTTATTCTTAATGTCATACTTGGTTACGTCAAAGTTATCCCTAGCCCCCATTAAATCTATCTTCTCCAGGAATTCTGGGATAATGGACATTGAAGCTGAAGACATAGTGTATCGTGTAAACAATACTCCTATGTTCTGCTGATAAGTCAAAAGGTTCAGAAACACCGTTGCTGCAAACGATTTCCCCGAACCTCTTCCTCCAGTAATTACAAAGTACCTGCTGTCGCTATTAAATAGTGGCTGATACTTTGGGTGTAAACTTAAGCTACTCATTCATTAAGGTTTCTAAACTCACATAATTCCTTTGGTACTCTATAAAATTTATCATCACCTTTCCTGTACAAAGTATCTATGTGAATGGTTTCAATATATTCTTTCCTATATATTTTAGAGCTATTACAAAACAAAAACCAATTTGTTCTAGGTGAGATAAGTACATACCAAAACTGTTGTTCATTGTGAAACTTTTCTTTCCTACCTAAAAAAGATACAGTTCTAAATGGATATGTATCTACTGTTGTAAATTCTTTGTCTTTTATTTCAATCTCAAAACGATACTCAACGCCATTCTTATACGCAATAATATCTACATTATAATCCTCTTCTTTGTAGGGTACAGAAAACCCTTTCTTTTTTAAGTAGGGAATAAATCTACTTATGCCAGAATTATTATTTTTATCATATGAAGCACGAACAAATTTACTCGGTACTTGTCTCATTTTTATTTAGCTTTTCTAATCTTTCAATTCTTTCTAGGCATAGAACCACTATCATCTCTAGTCGCTCTATTTTGTTCTTCATTTCTATTAGCTTCGATTCTTTCATTCTCTGGTGTTATATCTATTGTTTTAGGTTGGGCGAAGTCTATGATCGGTATATTGATTTTTGTGTTTACGTCAATCTGTTGCATCTCTTTCGGCTTCCCGTATCTATAATTCATAATGTAGTCCCAGTGCTTTGAAGAACCTCCCTTGGCTAACTTTGCAACTTCCTGCCACATCTTCTCCTCACTACCAAACACTTTCTTAAGTGCAGATAGTGTGAGTCTATTTATATCTTTCTCTGCTATCTTTCTTGGGCGTCCTTGTCCCCTGGAGATTCCCTTGATAGCTCCATTGTTTCTTCGCCCATCTAATTTCTTTGCTTTATTTTCCTCTGCCATTATTCTTATTTGTTAAATACCACAGTAACCAGAATCACACTCGTTAAAGTCATCATCAAACAATTCTATTTGCTTTAAGCTATCTTTTATCTGTTTGTAACTAACTCCGTTTTTAAATGTTCTTACATTATATCCTGTATCTTGTTCTGCTTCTATAAACCAATCAAACTTACTTGGATGTTTCTCTGACATTAATTTCAAAAGAACTTCGTTTCTGTGGAAGCAACCTATGCAGTTGTTCATATATGCAAATCTTACAGGCTTGTCTTTCCAAAATACTTCTACTTGGTCTTTGTATATATTGTCGTCTATTAAGGGAAATGCAGGTTTTTGCCATCCTACTTCTTCCCACTTGTTTCTTGTTCCTCTTTTGCCTACTATTACTTTGTGCGTAAGTAAACCATCTTGGTTAAGTCTTTCGTACATCTTCTTTGCTCTACGCTGCTCGTTTGCTCTGTAACCTATTCTTGTTTCTATTGGTTCTTTAATGTTGTTGTACCACCAATCGAATATAGGATTAAGTTTCATTTCAGTAGTGCAGAATCTTTGTGTAACGTTTGGCAAGTATTTCTTGTCTTTGCGTATTATAATCTCGTCAAATGTCTTTCCTGTAACCCAAGTTATCTTTCTTCCTATGTACTGCTCTAAGTCAAGCATTGTGTAGATAATAGTATCATCTTCTGCTGTTGCAACAAATGGTGCTTGTATCCTATCCTCAACCTCTTGTCTTATTTTCTTATCGGGAAACTTAGATGCTTCGTGTTCAATTCTTACTAAAGCAAAAACATTATGGTCAGCAGGATAATTAGCTGCAATATATGATGAGGTTTTACCTCCGCTTAAACTATTTACAGTTATCATTACCTATTCAAATGTTAGCATTAGCATTATTATTATCGCTCCTATTAGGTAAAACATACGCTCTCTTTTTTAGTTCATTGTTTTCTCTCTTTAGTAATATGTTTTGGCGTATTAAATCCTCAACATACTTTGCCCTATTATTCTTATCAATATCTTCCTTAATAAGTTCGCAGGCTCTAATGTAATCGGTCTCGTTCCAAAGTAGAAAGTTATTATAGGTCTTTGTGATTGCATGGAGGGCTGTAGCATGATCTTGACCTAGGGTATTACCTATCGCCTCTAGACTCATACTGGTGAGCTCCCGACATAAACCATAGTACAAAGCTCTAGAGTAGACTTGCTTTCTACCTCGGTACAATCTACCGGTATTTTCATTCCTCTCTAATAAATTTACTCTCATCACTTGTTGAACTCGATTCCGAATCATCATCGCTTTCTCTTCGCAGTTTCTCATAATCTATGTACGCTTCTATTATTCCTTGACAGCATTCATACTGTTCTGTTTCTTCATAAAATTGTCTTAGTAAACTAATATCAGTAGGGACTAGTAGTCCAGTTGTAAGAGATATAAGTATATCCTGGTAGCACTCTTCCTTACTAGCATAAATCATAGTATACCTTCTATATAATAAGGCTCAAAATATGTTTGACCTTCTTTTATCAATCTGTAGTTTTCTATACCGTCCTCTACGATTTGTTTACCATTTAGGTAAAATTCTTCAGACACAGTACAGAAACCAAATTCACCAGTAGACTTATCGACTGCAATAAATACCCAGTTCGTATAGTCTATACCAAACAATTCAGTGTAGATATATACTTGTGCAGAGTATCCATACTTCCAGGCGTCACTCTTAAACCACTTTATGTTTTGACAAGTCTTAAGGTCTGCTATATAACCATCGCCTAGGATGTCAGCCTTAGCTCTAAAACAAAACCCACCAATATTTCCTACAGCAGGAACTTCAGCCCTACTATGTTTAAGGATGTGATCCACCTTAGAGCAGGATAGGAAGGTCTCCGCAACCTCTTCCACTTTATCCTTATCTTTTTGGAGAAACACTCTGCCATGTTCGGCTAATGCTTCCTTCCATAAATTACCCGCTCTTTTTGGTGCATCAACAAACTTCTGGTTTCTGTATACTTCTGGTTCTAATATATACCAATGAAAAAGAGAGCCAAAGTCAAACGCTGGGTTTGGCTGACTCTCTCCACCGATAGACGCTAGATACTTGTTAGGGTCTTTGGCTAAAAGTTTTATTGAAGAGGATGAGAGACTGTTCTGTCCCATATACCCGAAATAGAATTCATCGTCCTGCATCTTCTCCAGAAGTTCACTCTCGTGCCATGCCTTATCGTCTAGTGTAAATATCATATATTGTTATTTATAATATATTCAGAGTATTGTTTTGCAATAGCTTTGGCAATACCTGGAAATGTCTTACTTCTAAGAGTTTTTCTTTCTTCTGCTGTCTTTGACTTTGATAATGCTTCAGCATACCACTTAGGATGACTTTTTCCGCTTTTGTAATAAATTCTTTCACCTTTACTTACAATATTAGTTGGCTTTAAGTTAGGCAGATTCTTTGTCCAAAGACAAGTCTTCTTACTAGCTTCATCGCCAAACATATAGGGTTGAATTATTTGGTCGGGCTTCCTAATAAAAGTGCTAATATACCCTACAGGATTCTCTAATGATATATGAGGTATTGAACAACTAAGTAAATTTCCAACAAAATCTAAGGCTTCATCTCTCGATTTATATCTCTCCTCATTTCTAGATCCATCCTTGTTAGTAAACCATCTATTCCCTGTTACAGTTAGATAGGTGCAAGGAGGGTGTGCTATCATTAAATCCCACTCTTTGTTAATATGATTAAACACATCATCTTGTATGTGCCACTCTGGGTGACCTCCACTGCATGGAAGTATATCGCAACTATAAGCCTCATGACCTAGACTTCTGAATTCTTTAGTGACAGCCTGGCTTTCCTCACAAGCGACTAAAACTTTAAGTTTACTTCTCATTATCAGGTATTAGTTTTTTCGGATACCTTTCGTACTGTTCTTGTTCCATCCAATGAAGTTCAGCTCTACACTCCTCTCCTAGTGGATACTCTTGTTGTAGCTTCTCAAATTCTCTCTTACTAAATCCCATAACTAAATTGTTTTCACTAAATACTTAATTGTCTTCTCCACTAGCTCCAATAAGAAGCTTAGTGGCTTTTCTAGAGATAAGTAGATAACTAATAGTATTGTTTCAACAATGTAGAAAAATACCAGTAGCACTAGTGCCATGGATAATTTAGGGAGTTTTAAGATTGCGTGTAATAGTTTCATAATGTTTTCCTTTTTAACAAAGCTAAACAAAATTATGGAACTGACAAATTATTTTTTAGGATTGAAATTATCTTTCCAGATTCCTTGGCATACAGCGAATCGCTGATCACGGTCTTTGAATTCACTAATCATCTTAGCGTTATTCATACATCTGGCGTTGAAATCCTTTTGTTCCTCGTACTTCTTAGGTTGCATTTTTAGTGGCATCGTCTATTTGTTTTATTAGTTTCTGTAGGTATAGTGTTGAGTCCATAAGCTCTTCCTGGAGGTGCACTAGGAAGGCTCGGTGATTCTCTTTAGATTCTTCTAGCGTTGTGCCATAAGTCTCTATACCTTTATAACTGCGTTCTTTATATTTGTACAGCACCTCATCTACAATCTTATCCTTTTTGATAGGAACTGTACTACTAGCATTCTCAAAATACTTTGTTACTGAATCGCTCATTGGTACTTGTCGTATACTTGTTTTACTTTAGCTTGTATGCGATTAAATTTACATGGGGTACACCCGCCAGTAATTCTCTCGTTCTCATCCAGGATGCGATTATGTATTTCAAACATACGCTTTTGAGCATCCACAGATATACTGTTTCTTTTTCTAGAGAACCATTCAGTAAGCCATTCGTACTCCTGTTCTGTAAACCACTTAGGTTTCTTATAAGGAAATAACTTATTGAGGGCATCACGTCTTTCATCACACCCACAGTCCTCTTCTGTTACCCAATCCACCAAGGCTTTAATGCCAGTGGCGGTAGTTATCTTCTCGATAGTATCACCGAAACCTTTACTCTGTTTCTCGTGCTTGGCTTTCCAGGCTCTATATTCTTTTGTCCTTTTATCGCCCTTAAATTCTGTCATAGTCTTTATTGTTTAGGTCTTCTATATCTTCTCCAAATTCTTCCCGTATCTTACTCTTGTTAGACTTAAGTGTATTGAATATCGAACTCAAACTAATAGTGGTGGCACTAGCAATAGCCCTCATGCTCATCTGGCGTTCAAAGTGTATCTCCCATAGTTTCTTATCGTACCAGTACCAAGTATCTACTCGTTTCTTTATATTGTCTACAACTTTCTGAAGGGCTTTTTCTCTCTCAATATCCGCCTCTTCATAGTTTCTATTGTCCTTTATCTCTATGTATTGAACTGTCCTGTTTTTCTTTTGTAGGGACGTTAGGTATATATTTCTCATAGTTACATAAACGTAATATGTGTTTATCTCATGCTCATTGAACATTATTCTTTCTGGCTCATCTACATACTTAGATAGACGTATGTACATTTCCTGTACAACTTCATTCGCTGTGTCATCACTGCACTTAAATGATTTTGCCATGGCGAACCACTCATCATGTCTCTCACCTAATATGTCTATTAATCTTGCCACCAATGAAACGAAATACCAAAAATACCAATAAACAACTGAATCATATACTCTGGAGACTCATCCTCTGGGTGTGGATCGTCCTCTGGTTTCATATGGGTGTCCCAATAGTTAACGCCAACACAAAGACCATAAATAGGAAATAAGGTTACATACATATTGTTAAATTTAATCTGCATAATAAGGTTTGATTGTAGCTTCTATTCTTGGGTTCTCCGTGTCTACTCCCATGTATTTACAAGTAACCTTCTTTACTATTTTTGTATTATCGTCCTCTATGCAACCATGCTGAGACATAGCATCTTGGAAGAACTTATCTACCACTGCGATTACATTCATAAGGTCTCGTTTTCTCTTATCTGGAGCAAAGTATTGGTAGTAAATTTCTATCTCACCAGAAAAAGAAAAGCCAAGGGAATCCTTGACTTCTTCATTAAACTTTATCTTAATTCTATTTTTAAACTTGTAGTACCACTTATTATACTGATTTAAGTTAAGCATAAAACGGTTCTTACCACTGAATATCCATATCGGTAATACTACGGTCTTTTCGGTTTCTGATTTCATCTACTTTCTTAAATGGCGTCTTACCACCATAATAATATCTTTGCTCTCTCACGTTAAAACTAATATCGTTTATCTCCTGCGGTATTCCTACGAGCTTCTGTTTCTTAATCTTCTGTGAACCAAAGGTAACTAAAGTATTTGAGAAATCCAAGGCACGCTCTGGACGCCATATAAACATTACATTGTCCGCCTTATCTGCAAACGTTCCCCCACCCTTTATGCGATTGACATCTGGCTTTATATATCGCCCATCATTATCTTTTATAGGGGTTACCTGGTGTGCAACTAAGTGTACTGAAATATTATAGTCTAAGGCAAATCTTTTAAGTTCACTCATAAATCTAGAGATATACAAGTCTTCTCTTTCTCCCGCCCTTAACTTATGTTGAACTGTGTTATATGGGTCTATGATCAATGAACGTATTCCTTTTGTCTTCACTAGGTACTTAGCCCTATTAAATATAGAATCTAGCTGAAAATCTTTCCTAGGGAATATGAGATAGAAATGCTTCTTTACAAATTCCATTGCTTCCTTGTATTCTTCTATAGACATCTGTAGATTACCATGGAAAGGGTCAGATGATTTACCAGCATACATTTCAATAATATCATTAAAGAAATCATTCATTGGCATATTCTCTGGCGAGAAAACAGCAAACTTCCACCCATCATGGAACGCCTTTAGTGTAGCTAATTGATTTAAGAATAGTGACTTTCCTTCGTTCTGGTAACCCGTCCAGATATTGACCTCACCATTTCGCCACGTCCATGCTCGATCTATTGCAGATACATGAGTTGTTGAACCTCTTTCTAGTCCATTGTGGTATCCGTCCAACATAGACTTCTCTACATCGCCAACATTAAAGATACCTTCCATCTTTGGATTAGAGGCACTTTTAAGCCTTCTCTGAAGACTTTCTGCACCTTCTGATAGTAATACCTCATTAGCGTCCTTAAACGGGCTTAAATCCACTAATAAACACTTTTCTGCTCCAAAGCGTCTTACAAGTTCTTTCTGGAGTATTCTACCATTCTCATCTTCATCTGTGGCGATATATATGTTTTTCGCCTCATCAAATATATCGTAGCAGTTGCTAATGCACTCTAGCTTTTTATCTATGTTATTATCTCCCTGGTTAGGAGCACCCATATTAACAGACGTATGGAATTCTATACCCGCTACTTCCCAAGACAGAGAATCCATTTCCCCCTCACAAATTACAATGGTATCACTTCCTTTACACCTATCATAGTTAAATACAATAGATTCACCGTCCTTAGACTGGGTAAAGAATTTACCGTCCAGTCCTCTGGTTTTATAGTTCTTTATTTCGCCATTCATAATGTATGGAAACAGTACGTTTCTATTATCCTTAGTGGACACTATCTTATTGGCGTCAATTACTTCGTTTGTTATTCCTCTTGAATTAAGAAACTCTCTACCTTGATTAGTTAGTTTCTTCATGTTCTTTTTATCTGGTTTCTTGTACGTTTTCACTTGCTGTATATAATCTTCTTTAGTTTTAATCTTGCCTTTCCATCCACACTTATGGCAGTTATATAAGCCAAGGTGGAGGTTTACAGATAAGCAGGTGTCTCTGTAGTTTTCTTTACCGAGCTTTACACAATTAGGGCATTGTACTTTTTGCTCCTCTCGGTTGTTTTTCAGTTGTATTCCTAAATCCTTGAATGTTTGCATATAATATAATATATAATATATATAATTATATATACTTAGTTATTTATTATATATAATTTTATGTATGATATGTCTTTTTGACAGTTGGATGAACGTAAATCTTACGATCCTTTCCATACTTCCCAGTTGACTTTGTTTCTCTAATAATTAGATTCTTATCTTCTAGACGTGATAAAATACGGTACATGGTTCTATCCTCAATACCTAGGGTATCGCAAAGGTGTTGGTTAGATGCGTAACAGTATTTCTTCTGTGATAGACTGCATAAGTACGATAAAACTGCGTTCTCCTTGAATGAAAGTTTCTCGCTTGTAAAGTTGTTCTTAACACTTACAAATTTCGTATTACTCATTTTAAGACGTTTTAAGAGCCTAAAAAGGGGCAAGATATACTTACCCCTTATAGACATGGTTAAACTAGAAAGGAAGCCCATCTCCTGCGTTCACAGTGGCTTTCTGAGTGTTATTAGACTTATTGTCGTCTGGTTGATACTCATTTATCCATACGGAGTGTGTTTTTCCGTACTGGGTAACCTCACGGTTTTTCCCTACTGTTAGGCGAACATACTGCTCCCCGTTGTACTCAAAGAAGTGTTGGTCTATTTGACTCTTCTTCAATGAAAGATTAATGTAAAAGTCTCCACTTTGGACACCGTTACCGCAATACTTGCGTGGTTTTTGATCACTCATAATAACTAATTTTAAGATAATAATAATTTTTCAACTTCTTTGTTTACGGAATACTTTTGCTTAATATCAGCAATAGTGAACCCCTGGGACAATGCATTCTTAACTTTATTGAAGTTCTCGGTGTTAGGCTTGAGTTCCTCTAGCTTACTCACCATATTAGACTTCTTACCATGGGTATTGGTTGCGTCTGCATCTTTAGTATCATCAATCAAGAATAACCCGTTTAATGCATACTTTCTTGCATAAGAACTACTACTACCGAATGATTGAGAAATGTCCATACCCTTTCGACTAGGGTCTATCCCAGCTTGCGCCTTAGCATGCACCTGGGACTTACCATCAGACAATACAGCACACGCCTCAATGAAAGGAATACCTGCAATGTCTTTGGTCTCATCGCTAACCGTTAAGGCTAACTTATGCTCCACCAGTAAAGGCTTCAATGCCTCTAAGATGTCTTCGCAACTCCGG